AAACATTCCGCGAAGGTCTGGCCGACAGTAATACTGCCGCCCGGGAAAGGGGGAATATCGATTTCCTCGGCGCGGGACAGGGGGATAAAGCCCGTGACCGAATGAAGGAAATGGCGGATATTCGCGCTGATTTTCTCAGGCAGCAGCGGGATTTACAACGTGATTTCAGTCGTGGGCAGATTTCCGAAGACCTGTATAAAAAGCAAACGGAAGCGCTTAAAGCAGCGCTTGCCGAACGCCTGGATATTCAGGAGGAGTATTACAAAAAAACCGATGAACAGCAGTCAGACTGGCGGGCAGGGATCAGCGATTCCCTGATGAACTATGCCGATCAGGCTTCTGATCTGAGTTCAATGGCTGCTACTGCAACCAGCGAAATTCTGGATGCCACCACTAACTCTATCTCCAACAACCTGACAAACGTCCTGACAGGCGCTGCTTCTTTTAAAGATGGGATGTCGAATATCTTCAGCTCTCTGGGTGAAACGGTGATTAAGACGCTGATCCAGATGGCAACACAGGCGTTGATCACCAAAGCGATTATGGCGTCATTTGGCGGCGGAGCGGGTGGGTTGTTCGGTAGTCTTTTTGGCGGTGCCAGCGGTGCGGCAAGTAGTGGTACCGCTATTCAAAGCGCGGGAGCTAATTTTTCATTCAACGCTCTCGGAGGCGTTTACGATTCTCCGTCACTTTCTGCCTACAGCAATGGTGTTTACAGCACTCCCCAATATTTTGCGTTTGCGAAAGGGGCGGGTGTATTCGGCGAGGCCGGGCCGGAAGCCATCATGCCGCTTACCCGTGGCGCTGATGGTTCGCTGGGGGTCAAAGCTGTTGGGCGGGAATCGCCGGCGGTACAGAACGCTGCTAACCAGATCCAGGCACAGCCACGAATTGCTGTCAGCGTAGATGCCAGAAGTACGTTCACCGGTAAACCGGATGACATAACGATGCAGGCTATTGAGCGAAGGAATGACGCTCTGGAACAGCGGATAGTTAACACCTTAACCGCCGAAGTAAATAACCCCCAGAAGAAATTCGGTCGGGCTATTTATTCAAATCTCCAATCTAAAAAACCAAGATAGACCTGCCCGGAGGGAATATTCATGGCAGATATTTTCTACCCGGATGATTACCTGCCCATGCCGCTTATGGACGGGTACGGGTTTAAGCCCATATCACCTTTACTGCGAACGGAGATGACGTCCGGTCGCGCTCAACAACGAAGGCGATATACCTCAACACCCACCCAGGCATCGGTTAAATGGATTTTTAAAACTGATGCTCTGGCGCAGGTGTTTGAGGCGTTTTTCAGGGATGCGCTTAAAGATGGACAGTCCTGGTTCTATCTGAAACTCAAGACTCCCATCGGGGTAAAGCCCTATAAAGCCAGGTTCGTGGATATTTACGAAGGGCCGACGCTGGTCGCGCCAAAATACTGGCAGTACAGCGCAACGCTGGAATTATGGGAGCGCCCGTTACCGCCTTCTGGCTGGGGGAGTTACCCGGAATGGCTGGCGGGCCAGTCGTTACTGGATATCGCGCTAAACAGAGAGTGGCCGAAGCATGACAATTCTTGAGCGGCTATATGCCAGCAGCGGATCGGAGGTTATTCACGATACGCTGCAGATATCGGCAGGCGATGATAACTACTGGCTAACCAGTGGATGGGATGACGTTTCCGTGATGCTGGAAAGTGGTCAGCCGGCGACGTTTGAAGCCAGCGCGATAGATATCGCCTTACCAGCCAGGAACGCCGACGGGACACAGGATTTAAAGTTTGCTATCAGCAATATTGACGGAAGGGTTTCTGAGGCGATCGATAAAATCCTGGATGAAATGAAATCAGCCACGCTGACATTCCGGCGGTACATTTCATCCGATCTGTCTGCTCCGGCATCATCACCGTATACGCTCGATATCAAATCCGGCTCCTGGACCCCGACAGCAGTTCAGGTCACGGCAGGCTATATGAATGTCCTCAAAACAGCCTGGCCCCGTAAACGTTACAACCTCGCCGAGCATCCGGGCTTACGTTACTAATCTGAGGCAAATATGTTTAACCCTGATAAATACCGTTCAGTCACCTGGCTGAAGGGCGGGCGCGTATATCCGCAGCTCGACTGCTTCGGCATTGTAAATGAGATACGTCGCGACCTGGGGCTACCAGAATGGCCGGATTTTGCAGGTGTGACCAAAGACGGCGGGGGCCTCGATCGGGAAGCGAGAAAGCTGATGCTTTCGCTGAAACGTTGTGACCCCTGTGAAGGTGCCGGAGTGGCTTGCTATTCGGGCTCAACAGTTTCCCATGTCGGGATCGTTGTGATGCTCGATAACCAGCTGCAGGTCGCGGAATGTAATCCAGGCTCGGGGGTTACGTTTCTGCCACTGTCGCGATTTATCCGTCGCTTTAACCGCGTGGAGTTCTGGCAATGACAATACAGTTTTACCCGTCCCGGCTACCGGGTGAACCCCTTGAAACGCACGAGCATGGTGTGCTGACGCTGCATGAGTGGATGAGCAGAAATGTCCCGAGCTATTCACAGGATAAAACTCATCCTGTCGTGATCGAGCTGAACGGACAGGCAGTCCCCCCGGCGGAATGGCCGTTATGTTTGTTGCGGCCAGACAGTGACGTGCGGATATATCCCATTCCTTATGGCACGGGTCTTGAAATTGCCGCATGGGTTTCGGTGGCCGTATCCATTGCATCTACGGCCTATGCATTATTCTTTGCTCCTAAACCAGAGTTGGGCGGCTTTTCATCCAGTAACGCTTCATCGCTGGATCTGAATCCGGCTAAAGCCAATACAGCGAAGCTTGGCGATCCCGTTAGGGAGGCTTTTGGGCGAAACCGGATTTACCCCGATTACCTGGTGCAGCCGGTAACGCGATTCGACCCTGCTGATCCCACCAGAATGACGGTCGAAATGTTTGTCTGCCTTGGATATGGGCGTTTCTCCTATACCGGTGGAGATTTTCGGGTAGGAGAAACTCCGGCGCTGACCTTAGGTGAGGGCTTTTCATATACCAGCTATGGGCCCGGCGATAATGTGGCCGGGGATCGTCGCAGCGAGATATGGTTCAACTCAACGGAAGTTGGGGGAACGTCGAGCGGAAGCGGCCTTGATATGGCTCAGACTGCCCCTGAAGCCAGTGATATCGTTGCTGATGCCATGACCGTCAGCGGTGCCTCTGTCTCGTTTTCTGGCCTTGATGTCGATGATGATAATGATGAAGACGAGGATGAGAACAAACTTCCTCCTGGCTGGATCGCCGGTGCAATTGTCACCCTGAAAGCGCCAGTGAATTATCAGGTGTCTATCGAGGGCGGCTTTAACGTGCTGACAGGCGACGTCGTGTCAGAGATTGCGCCATTCAGCGGAATGCCTGTCACCCTAACGTTTAACGGTACTGACTATGATCTGCAGATCGCCACGTATACCCCTCACCAGGACGCCGTTCCGGGAGCAGGGGGAGCGACTGCGGTATTACGCGCCAGTGCGTCGCCGTCAACGTATGACTTTACGACAACCAGCCAGACCTTTGCTCTGACCTGGCAGGGTATCACCTATACCACATCTCTGGTCGCCAACTACGGCACAATGTCTGGCTTGCTCGCAGCGATTAATGGCGGGTTGAATGGTTCGGGGCTCATTGCTCAGGATGATGGCGGCGTGATACGTATCGTCGAGATCTCCAGCCCCTGGCGTGGCGGTTCCATTACGTCATCTTTCCTGCCTGCGTCAGTATTTGGTGATAGCCCGGTATTTACAGCTGGTACAGCATCCAGCGGCGGAAGGCCTGCGGTAATAGCCAGCGTGACGCTGGCATACGATTCTGGCACTGCCTTTTCAGGATTGCCGGAAGGCACCCAGCGGATTTCCCTGGCGCACCGTGGCAACGAATACCAGATAGCGTCTACTGATGGCCCCTCTGCGAACGTCCAGCGTGTGGTTAACGGTGTTGTGGACAGCACCTGGTCAGGCTTTATGACCCGTACCGTCGTGGATTTTGCCGCGTCTGGTATTAACGATAATGAAACCTGGCTCGGCCCCTTTCTGGCCTGCCCGCAGAATGAAGTTGTGGATGCCTTCGAGGTCAACTTTGCTTTCCCAAACGGAATTTGCGGGTTCCAGAACAACGGGAATAAGCGGGTCCGCCATGTCGAGTATGAAATCCAGTATCGCGTTTATGGTTCCGGATCAGGGTGGACGAGTAAGCCAGGGGTTTACGCGCTTAAAAACATTAATGGCCTCGGTTTTACAGAGCGTTTTGATCTGTCCTCTCCTGGGCTGGTGGAGGTTCGATGCCGCCGCCGTAACGAGCAGGGGAGCAACAACGCGAGAGACAGCATGTTCTGGCAGGCGCTCAGAGGTCGTTTGCTTTCCCGTCCAACCTCCTACGCAGGGATATCAACAATAGGGATCACGGTGGAAACCGGCGGCCAGCTGGCGGCGCAGTCAGACAAGCGTGTGAGTGTTGTCGCCACGCGAAACTATGATGGCGGTGGTGACAGGACAATCAGCGGTGCGTTCCTGCATCTTGCCCGCAGTCTGGGATATCGCGACGACCAGATCGACATTGCGGGGCTCAGTACGCTGGAGGGCACCTACTGGACGCCAAGGGGAGAATATTTTGATCACCAGGCAAGCAGTGACAGCACGTCAGCAAAGGATATTTTCGACAAAATAGCCGAGGCTGGCATGGGGTATTTTCTGCTATCTGACGGGTTGCTTTCTGTCGGGAGAGAGGGCGTCAAAAGCTGGACAGGGATCATTACACCTCAGGATACCGTCGAGGAAATGCAGACGTCATTCAGGGTCCCGTCGGAGGATGATTTTGATGGCGTGGATGTGAAATATATCAACCCTGTGACCTGGGCGGAGGAAACCGTACAGTGCCGGACGCCGGAAAATCCTTTTCCGCGCAAAACGGAGGTATATACCATTGATGTTGCCATGACTGCAGATCGCGCCTGGCGTATCGGGATGCGTCGGTTAATGAAATATCTCCACCAACGCCGAACGTATACGGCTACGACTTCAATGCTGGGATGGTGTCATGACTTCGGTGATCACATCATTTTGTCCGACGACATTCCAACCGGGAAAACCCAAAGTTGCCTGATTGACGCGATGATTTACGACTTCCAGGAAATTACTCTGCACGTCACGGAGCCACTGGACTGGAGCTACGCGAATCCCCGCTGCTGGATACAGTTTCAGGACGGTCGACCATCATCGCGAATGCTCACGCCGCAACGGGTAGATGATTTCACGCTGACGGTGCCGTACAACGACGACCTGCATCCCGGCGACTGGATTATGGACGACCCAGATATTGATCTGCCGAAGTTATTGTTCTGCGACAGTGAAAAGGGTGCGCGGCATGGGATAGTCCAGGAGGTTGCCCCATCAGGTGACAGCAACTGTCAGATTACTGCACCTGAATATAAAGAAATTTTCTACCAG